TCTGTGTACTTACCAGTAAGAAATGATGTTTCACTATTGTTACTACTCACCTTTACAGTTCCTCCTTTAGGTCTACTGTATGTAGCACAGCTGAAACACATTGTGCTTCCGTCTGCGTTGACTCCGACAGCGTCACTCGACCCACACTTTGTACATTGCTGATGCGTGTTAGTGAAAGCCATGACTTTGGTACTTGTTTATGTGCATATAATATTCCTTTCTTTTCACACCACATTGCATAAGTAGTCTTACTACCTTTGCGTATTTTATTGTAGGCGTTTTGAAATAACAACCTGATGTCTAGCTCAGGATGTTGTTCTTTGATTAGTAAATGCTTAGACCTATCCTCCGTGACCCACCTTCCCTTGGTCTCTACTATGATTCCGTTGGGAAGAATGAAGTCAGGAGTGTAGGTACTAAGTCTCTTATACTCAATGACTAACGTCTCGTACTTGTAATCTATTCCGTGACGCTTTAACTGAGCAGCTATTCTCTCTTCAAACCCACTCCTAAAAGTCGGCAGTGAGGGTGTCTTCTTCTTCTTCGGCATCAAGTGCTTGGTCCAGGGTTTCACCTCCGTTAACATATCCACCTTCAACAGCAGTGAACCCAAATGAATCAGCTGCTTGTTCTGTGAACTCACCCTCTGACAATTCAATTACTTGAACAGCTAATAAATCTAACGATAATCCTACTCCTAACAAGGAAGTGTACCAAGTCTTAGGGCGTACGTTAAGGCGTACCTTTGAACCACCTCGTACTATTGTTTCTTTGTCCCAAGGATTACCTTTTGAATCAAACAATCCAATTGAACGAGTGTACGTACTACCAGTCTTCTTACTTATTCCGTTAACAGGTTTCAACTTTGCTTTTAGGATGTAAGAATCTCCTTCAAGTTGAATCGGTAACTCATAGGACTTAGCTTTCTTACCAAGCTCCTCACTTTTCTCCAGTATTGCTTCTTCAAAGATAGGTTTGAGTTGCTTTACAATAACTTCACCTTCTTCTTTTGTTAACACTAAGCTACAGCTGTACTCACCACCCTCTACGAACTTAGTACTCGGTGTGTTAACCCAAGGATACTTAGCAATTCCTACAGGTGTAGTGATACTGTCTAATTTTGATCTACTTTTTATAGCCATTTCTTTCTTCTTTCTATTTGTTGTTTTATGAGAACAGGTACTGGCAGTCGTTTAATGCAGACACGTCAAGTGTGCCTAGTTCTGTGCTGTCTTCCAGTTCGTTCGTTCCAGTTTGTGTAGCGACTTCGTTGTTGAACTTATTCCCGATGTCGTTACTAAAAATCTCTTGGTATATCTCTCTTAATTGTTGGTGCATCTTCGGTGCGTTAGGGCTTTGAGTTGCAAAGCTGTCATGTATAGATGAGACATCACCTTTGAATTTGCAAGCTAAAAAATGTACCACACTAGCATCGATACTGTGTATCACGTTGGGTACAATAGCTTTAGCCATCTGAGAAGGACAAATTAAATTGTTATCTCTTCGGTACTTTACTTGAATGCTTTGCATGTTAAGGACAGATTTAACGTAAAGGTTATCTTTCTTAACAAGCTCCTGTTCAATAGGTAATCCAAAGGGTGAAGTCCACGTAAATTTTTTATCACACTTTCGTATTTGATTCTTCAACTTTTTCATGAAGGTAATCTGTTTACCGAGCATCCAATTTGCTACTTCATTAATCAAGGTAGCAAGGTAGAGCATAGCTTCCACATATTCAGTGTTACTAAATGGATTGACTCGTCCGTTACGGATCTCCCTTTTGAATACATCTTCTACTTCATCAACACTAGAGTAGCTATTCATTCCAAAAGGTTTACACATTACTATCTTCTTTACATACTTCCTTGTAATCCCCCACTTTAACCAGTCACCAGCAAGAGAGTGTCTGTGCTTATTAGTGTGCAATCTAGTATTTACACGGTCACATATCTCTTGGTATAAATCTTTTGGTTTATCTTGTGGTACTAAGTTTGTCCACTCTCCAATCTCCTCATCTTTTAAAAGTAAAGATAGAATCTGTACACCATTACAAGTAGCGTCCATGTGACAAGGTAACCTCGTTTCAAATCCATATCCTTCCTCCTTAAATGCTTGGTATTCAAAACAAAACGCCAGGAAAGCCCAAGGATCAGAAGCTTCTTGCCAATAGTCATTGTTAAAAGGATCAGACGCACATTCTTTTATCTCATTTTCGTGGTCTTTTACCCAAGCAATGCGTTCATCATAAGTCCCCTTTGTACCCCATACATTTGCTCCGTGAATTAACAACCACCTGCTCTCCTCCTCGTTAGTAATTGCTACGCTATTGTAAAACTCTAAGCAACTCCTTCCAAGGTCACAACTTTGTGGGTTAACATAGCTAGGTACATAATACACTCGTCCTCTGTAATCCATTTGAACTGGAAAGAAAAACTTTTCCTTGTCAGCGTATAACTTACAGACGTGTAGGATTTTTAAACACCTCATCCTTTGTCCGTTAGTCCGTTGGTTAAACTCATAGATATACTTAGCCTTCTTCTTCCACTCGATAAAAGCTTCAGGGTCTTTCTGTACTAGTCCTTCTACTGGGTCAAGTGGTTCAAGCAACTGACTCTTTTGCATAGCTCCAATGGACAAGTCATTTTCCCACGCCCATTGCATGACTTCGTATAACTTTTGATTCAATCGATACGGTACATTTTGCAAGTTGTTTAAAGGTTCAAAAGCCTTGGATAAATCCCTCGACATATCACTTCGTTTCATGATGGGAAGTTGTGGAAGTTCAATCGAACTGTACCCACCACCCCAGTTGTCATTCCATTCAATAGGTTTCTCAAGAGTAGCTAACCAAAAGGGAGACAAGACTTCACAGTGTTCATCATACTTCTTGATCCACTCGTACATCTTAGGGTTTGGAACTAGTATCTTCTTTGTCTTTCTCCCTTGGCAGAATCGATCACGGACAGAAAACAAATTGGTTTGTAAGCGTATCACTTCTAATAACCAACATCCAATCACTGCTTTATGGTGTTGTTTAAAAAGATCAAAGCGTTTATACCTTCCTTGTTTGTGGAACTTCCTTTCCTTTGCCCAGAAGTGGGACATAAAACGATACCTACTCTTCGCGTCTTTTCTATCCCTTTCAAGTAGCATCCAATCGCTTTTGTTCATGTGCTTTTTAAAGTAACGGACACGTACTTCATCTTCTATTGCTTTTGCCATTTCAAAACTCGCAGCAGTAATGTTTGGTTCGTCAATTAACAAATCAAATAGCTTCTTAATGCCAAGATATGCAATCACACTGGGTTCTAAATCCCATACAAAAGGAAGCCATAAAGGAACAGGTGCGTCTGGCTTTGAACAGTCTTCAAAGTACCTAGCAATTGCATTCTCTACGTCCTCATGTATCGCTCGTCCTAGTCTCTTATAGCTTGGTTGTTCGGACAGGTAATTGTTATCTTTATATACCTCCTTCATCTTCCTGTACCTGTGCTTTCCCCACTCTACCATCGACTGTTCCCACATATCTTCTTTTGGGTGTCCACTTACTCGTTTATTGCTCACTTTTAATCTTTCTTTTTTTAATTTCAAACTCTCTCCACTCCTTCGGCTTCCTTCTTGGTATGTCTGTTCGTATCAATCGTCCTAACTCATCGTAACCTAGTTGGTTATTCATCCAAAACAATTCAAACTTTTTCTTTACCTCCAATTCAAACTCTCTCGTAGTATAATATACTTCATCGAAATCTTCATCACTACTCATCGGTCTCCTCCTCTTCTTCTAACATCTCTCGCTCTCTCTTTGCTTTCGCTAAGGTCATGCAATCAGGTTCTTCTTCCTTATCTTCTTCAAGTTCATTGTGCCAGTATTTATTTTCCATCATTGTTGTACTCCTCTAATAGTTTCTGTAAGGACAGGTAAAGTTCAAAGTATTTATGTTCGGGATCAAGTACTCCTTTGAAGTGCTCGGTCATTATATAGTGCATGGTTTCTTCTATCATATTTCTATTCACTTTCATTCAGTTTATTGTATTGGTTCAAAGCATCTGAATAGTTTTCGTATTCGTAGCCCTCGATGTAGTCATCTTGTTGTCTGACATCTACTATCCAGCTCGTCTCATCTAGTTTGCGTAGCATTACTTCAATTCCGTTGTCATCTACTCCACTATATATTTCTTCTTCTATCATAGTATTCTTTCAGGATGGTTTAACTGTACTCGTATGTACTCACCATTCTCATCTTCATCAAGGTCAGCAATATTATAGTCATCTGTTTCGACTATGTTCTGAGCTAATATCTCAAAGTTAAGGTTTAATTCTACTATATCATTTCCGTTGTGATCTTCTATTTTTATTCTTGTCATATTTTTTATTGGTTGGTTTATATATTTAAAATCTTTAATTGTTATTTCTGTTCTCATTGGTTGGTTAGTTGATTGTCTAATGCATCCTTCGATTGTGGAGTAATTCATCTAGTCTGTATATAAGAAGCCAAGACTCAGCAAGAATATTAACATAAACATTAGTAGCATTTCTAGGCTCATTATTTAATCAACTCCCTGGCGTGTAAGAATTTCATACCGAGCATCTTTGCCAAGTCTCTTCCTGACCTGTTAGCTTCTTCGATTCCGTCCCTTGTTTCAAGGGTGGAGATTTCTCGCTTTTCAGTAACACCTTTTAAGGTCTTACTTTCAGCGTAAATTGCATATTTTTTGATTGTAGTTCTTTTCTTTCTTATCTTTTTCATGTTTTGGTTTTATTGGTTTGGTTTTCTCATTTTCTTTAGTTCTTTAAGAACACTTTTATATTGCTCAATCTTTTCTTCGTGTGAATTAGCTCGCCCAGTAAACAGATTAGGCAAGTCTTTCATGTGCCACTCGATATATACTTCCTTGTAATCGCTTACAATTCTGTAAACAAAAGCTTGTTCTTCTATGTATTCTGTGACGCTCACAAACTCGCCCTTCTTTCATCTCTTAATCTTAACAAATAACTTTTAGGTATCATTCGATTAAGCTTTTGTATCCCTTTTTGATAGATCGCTTTAACTTGTCTCAATTCCCTCCAGCGATTATCTTTATTTAAAGTCAATCCAAGCGAGCTTTTATCGTAGCCTTGCAACTCTCTACAAGCTTGGTTAAAAGACTTTTCAAGGCAGTTTATAGACACTTTGTAAATCTCAAACTCCATCGGTTGCAATGATTCGTAATGCTTCACTTGTTTTCTACATAAATTGGGGTCAGTGTTTTTTGATAAGTTCATGGTTTTATATTATAGTTTGGTTATATCTTTTATTAGTCGAGTTGTCGCAAAGTTATTTATGTGTACGCATCGGTTACCTTGTAAGCTTGTAAAGACAAGCACAACTTTTCCTTTTAACTTGTCCCCGTTGTCGTCTTTAAAGGTAACAATATCATTTTCTTTTATTTTCATATTATTATTTTCTTTCTATTTATTGGTTAGAGTGAACATATAAAGATTAAGATTGCCCACGTTGCAAGCACAATTACTGGTGACAATAACCATATAACAGCTTGTTCTTTGCGTGAAGGTTTTAGTGAGTTGAACATTTTTTGTATATCCGTATTTTCTTGGTTATTTTTCATGTATATTTTCTATTTGGTTAATATTAATCTTCTGTTTCAATGTGTTCTTTTAATTCGTCCCAATTGATATCTTGCAAGTCAATCATATCAGCCAGTATTTTGTCGGTTACGCACTCACCATTAGATAAGTTATCAACCTTTTCTTCTAGCTCGTCTTTTATCCAATCAATATCTGATTGTGTGTGTGGCTCGATCCATAAGTTAATAAGCCACGTTGATCTATTAGTCCATCCATTATATGTGTTTTCTGTTTTCATAGTATTTTTTCTATTTTGGTTATTAATTAGTAATTGGTTTGCTCTTTTAAAAAGATTATTTTCTTAACTTCGTCAATCTTATCTTGCATGAAAAGTCTAGTAGGCTCAGTTAATACTTCGTATTCTCTAATTAAAGTATCTTCCCAGTTTCTTCTTAAAGCTTTTAATTCTTGTAATGATTTTGTTTCTAGTTGGTTCATAATATTGGTTGTAATTAATGGTTAATGATTTTAGCACCTTGCAATTGATCAAGATCAAAGCGATTGCCTTCTAAAGGATTGCCTTCGAGGTGAGCTTCGAATTGATTGAGAGATGTTAAATGATGATCGACCACCCAAACAAGCTCAGGATTTGAAGACCAAATGATTTTACTGCCTATACTAGGTAACTTATTTTTCATAAATAATTAATGGTTAATTGCTCGAATGCTCGAAGCCCGCATCTTTCAAATTAGAAAGACTGCTTATATACTAAATTATCTGTCAAATCGATGCAGTAGGATAGTTCAATAGATTTGTGTAATAAATTATCTTTTAGTATCTTTTTTATTTTGTAAGTATCTTGATTAATAATGATTTACAACTATTTTTAAAAAAAGATAAAAAACTTTTAATCATATAGTAAAAAAACAAGTTAAAGCGAAAAAGTTTGTTGTAAAGCTATAACTGGCAGGATGTTATGAAAAGATTGGGATTTAATTTGTAGTGTTTATCAGTGATTCAATAGACTTTGATTAGTCAAAGTAGATAGTTTGATTGATAGTAAATAAAGGCTTTGATTAATACTTGTTATAGACTTTGATTAATCAAAAATAAACAAAGTAAAAAATACAAATTTACAAGTGAAGTCATGACGTCATGATGTCTTTATTTCAAGCTGTCATTACATCAATAACAATTCCTTAACGCAACTTACTTGCAATAACGATAGGTTATTACCTAAGTCGTTGATTACCAGTAATTAGACATAATCTATATTGTACGATTCACGTTGATAATCAACGAGTTATGAAATTAATTTTAACAGTATACCCACCCCACAGTAAATTTACAGGGTAGGCT